CCGGCGACCTCCGCCCGCATCGTCCGGAGCCCGAGTTCCCGAGTCTGCGCCTCCCGCGCCAGCCGGTGGCGCTCGCGCAGCGCGGCCGCCTCGGCCTGCTGGGTTTCGGTGAGCCTCTTGAGTTGTTTGTCCAACATCGTCACCTGCTCCCGCTCGACCCGGTACGCCTCAGCCGACTCGCGCCGAACCTTGGCGCGTTCGGCGGCCAGCGCGCCGCCTTTGAGGTCGCCTTGCCGCGTTTTCATCCGTTCGCGTTCCCATTGGGAACGCCACGCGCTCGCGCCCTCCTCGCCGGAGCCGAGGGCCTTGCTGCGTAGGGCCAGCGCGTCGCGGGACGTCTCGCGTTCCCGGCCCTGCGCGGACACGAGGCGCGCGACCTCGAAGGCCCGGCGCTCACCCTCGCCACGGCCGACGGAGGCGGCGGCAAGTCGATCGGCCATCGAGCGGTCAAACTCGCGGCGCTCCACCTGAAGGGCCTGCTGGTCGGCGGCGCGGCGGGCCGCGCGCGCGTCGGCGGCGGCTCCACGCGCGACGGCCAGGCGACCCTCGGCCGCCTGGCGCTTCTCGACCAGGGGACGACCCTCCGCGGTTCGCTCGAACGACGGGATACCCGCGAGAATCTCCGCGACCTGCTCGGGTGTGGACCCCCACTTTTTGGCGCGCGCGGCGCGTTGGCGAGTCCGGAGCACGTCCGGCGACTGTTCGTAGCGTTGCCGTTCCTGTGCCTCCGACGAGCGGGCCTTCACCGCTGCTCGCTCGGCAGCGGTGATCTGGGTGCGTTCCTTGACCTCGGCTCGACGAGAGCGTTCGGCGCCCTGCTCGGCGGCGCTGAGGTGGTAGAGGCGCGCGCGGGCCTGCTCGGTAGCCTCACCCATCCGGGCCGTGGCCCGAGACGCCTCCTGAACGGCCTTCGTCGTCTCGGCGACTTCGCGGCCGAACCGCTCCAGACCGGCGCGGTCCTGGATGGACTCCACCCCCGCGCGGAGCGCCTGCCCGATGAGCGGGACCCAGGCGACGCCCTCGGCGGCGGCCTGCTGTCCGGCGAGGCGATGCTGGATCATCTCCTCGGCCGAGCCCGAGGCCTGAGCGCGCGCGCTTTCGGTCGCGGAGCGGAACGCGGCGGAGATGCCGGAGCCGAGAACGATCGAGAGCCCGCCGGCCTTGAACAGTTTCTCCATCCACTCGGTGGAGCCGAACATCTGCCGGTTGCGCTTCTCGATCTCGCGCAATTTCGCGGCCTCGGCCCGTTTGATTTTGACGCGCATCGAGGCGTCGCCCTGGTACTGGCGGCGGAGCTCGGCGAAGTGGGCGCGGGCGTCGCGCAGCTCGCGCTGGGCGGCGGTCATCCGCGAGTCCTCGACGGTCCGGTCGAGGCGCTGGGCGTCGGCGGCGCGACGCTCGCGGATTTTGCCCGCCTCGGCGGCGGACTGGCGCTGCATCTCCATCCGCTTGGCCTCGGCGGTGCGGTCCACCTGCGCGATGACCTCGGCGTTGCGCTGGGCGAGGGCGCGGTTGCGGGCGAGCTGGGCGTCGAGCTTTGCCGTGTCCCCGCCCCGCTCGGCGACCTCGCCGCGGCGCGAGCGGAGCTTGACGTCGGACTCGGCGTAGCGTGTCGCCTGCTCGGCGTAGCGCTTGCGGAGTTTGGCGAAGTGCTGGTCAACGTCGCGCAGCTCCAACTCGCGCGCGTCGTGGCTCATCCGGAACTGCTCGCGCTGGAGCTTCTCGACCTCGCGCGTCATGCGCTTCCCGGCCGCGCCGAGGGAACCCTCGTCGTAGGCGCCGCGCAGGTAGATGTCGAGTGATTTTTTAGCCATCGGTCATCCGTTCAGCAGATCATCGAGGTCGCGCTTCGGTCGTTCCCAGGTCGAGCGGTCGGCGCGGACGAACCTCGCGGCGTCGAGGAACACCTGCGCCTGGTCGAGGCCCCCCCCCGGCTCGGGCGGGATCCCCCGGTCGTAGTCGGCGGCGGCCTCGATCACGGCAAACGCCGCGTCCCCCGCAAACCGGATCGGGCACTCGGTCAGCTCCCACTGTCCGCTCCCTTTGCACTCGGGGCACTCGGGGTCTCGCCCGGCGCAGGCGGGACACTCGAACTCGTATCGGTCGCCGTTTTGGAATCCGCGTTGGGGGTCGTAGCCTCGGCAGTCGTCGGGGCATCCACCGGAGCAGCATCCCCCGTAGCGCCAGGCGAGGGCGACCCGGAGTCGTTTTTTTCCGGTACCTGGAGCCGACTCATCCGCGTTGCCTTCGCCAGCAGCTCCCGGGCCTCGGCGTCGTTCAGGATGTCGTCCAGGTCCGCACGGTCGAACGACCGGCCGAGGTTTTTCCACCCCGCGAGCTGGTGGCGGAGCGACTCGTAGATGTCGCCCGTCAGCGCCTCGTAGACGTCCGTCGGCTGATCCGGCGTGGCCTGCGCGTAGAACGCCTCGACGCGGTCGAGCAGCGCGACCCGCGCGCGGTAGGCGCGAGACGAGAGGTAGCGGAACTCGAACGTCGGGCGGACGGACTCGGGGATGGCCTCGTCGAGGTCGAGGGCGACGTCGAACGTTTCGCTCGGGCTGAGGGCGAGGGGCATGGGTGGGCTCCTGTAAGGTGTCGGGGACGGCGGCGCGGCACGGCGCCGCGCCGCCGTCGTCACGGGTTACGAACCGGCGGGCGTGAACGTCAGGCTGAGGTCGGGCGTGTTGTCGCGGAAGCCCATCTCGTAGACCGAGAGGTTGCGACGTTCGCCGTCCTTGAGGTTGACGTACTCGGCCTCGCTCATCGCGAAGGCGACCTCCGCGCCGCCGGCGAGGGCGGACCAGGAGACGGCCTGCTCGGTCCCGGCCTCCCAGATCGAGTAGAAATCGTGGTCCGCGACGATGCACTGCTCGGGGTCGAACGCGGCGACGGTGTCGAATGCGTCAACGTACGCATGGGCGATGCCGCTGGCGTCGCTGGCGTTCTGGTCCTCGAGGAGCTGGACGTCGTTGCCGAGGTCGAGGGCGAGCTTGGATACCCTGGGGGTGTACGAACCGAGGGTTAGGGCCGCGTTGCCGAACCGCATCAGCGTCGGGCGGTTCAGCGTCGGCGAGAGGAGAGCCACGTCGGCCTCGCCGGTGACGTACTTTCCCTTAAACTGGAAGTCGATCGAGACGGGCTGTCCGCTGAGAAAATGCAGAACCGCATTCCCCATCGCGCCGTAGAACAGCCGGCGCTTCCCGTCGCGGTAGAACCCGAAGGTGAGGGTTTTCGCGGTCGCGCCGCTCGCGTGCGGGAGGAGCGGGTCGCGGGTGTAGACGCCCCCGCCCGAGCCGCCGAGGCCGCACGCGGCGAGGTAGACGGCGGCGACGCGGGGGAAGGTGCTCTCGCACGACAGCCCCAGCTTGAACCCGAGCTGGGCGGTCCGGACGCCGTAGACGCCGGGCTCGCGGCCCCACGATCCGGGCGTCTCGCGCGGGGTCTTCTCGGTGAGGAACTCGAACGAGAGATCGCTCACCAGGTCAACCGCGTCGGCGGCGTCGAGGGACTCGGCCGTCCCGGGCGTGGTCTCGACGGCGGCGGCGATGAGCTCGAGCTTGCGAATCAGTGGGCTCTGGGCCATGATCGTGACTCCTAGACCTGAGAGAACGCATCGCCGAGGCGATGCTCGTACCAGACGTGCAGCACAAGGGCGCGGCCGTCGCAGGATCGGTCGGGCGAGGACACGGGGAGGTCCTCCTCGACGTCGAGGTAGAACTGGGGCGAGGCGAACGGCGCCTCGACGTCGTCGAGTTTGTCCGCGACCTCGGCGACGAATGCGTTGAGCGTCGCGTCAATCTCGTCGTCGCTCGTCTCGCTGAGGCGTCGCCAGCAGTAGACCCAGAACCGGCGTTCCCAGCCTTTGCAGCCGGCCGAGGGCAGGCCCGTTCCGGAGTCCTCGTCGATCGTCTTCGCGTCCATCTGACGGAGGACGATCTCGCGGTCCTGGTAGGTCGTCTCCCGTCCGTAGCGGCGCGGGCAGGTGACGGCGGACGCGACGCGCTCGGTCACCAGCTCCAGCAGCCGGGCCCGGATCGCGAGGCGCACCTGTTCGAGAATCGAGACGCTCATCGGAGGGCCCCCAACTCCTGGTCGAGGCGGCGTTCGAGCGCGTTCATCGCGGCGGTCTGGCCGGCCTCCTGAACCTCGGGCTCGCCGGCGGCGCGGACGATGGCGGCGGTCGCCGCGTCGGTCCGGAGACTCTTGATCGGGAGCCGGTCGGCGCGTTTCCGCTCGAAGATGCCCTCGTGTCCGGTGGGCATCGTCGCGGTGAACGCGTGCGGGTACGTGACCGAACCGCCGGGCAGGTCCACGTTGACGCCCCGGGGCGTCTGCGAGTGTGGGAAGCGATCCAGGGGCCAGCCGTAGGCGCCCGCGCGGGAGCGAACCGAGTAGAACTCGCCCTCCTCGTGGACGCGCGAGCCCCAGATGCGCTCGCGGACGACCTTGCGGTCGAGGCCGAGTTCGCGAGCCACGATGCGGATCATTCGCGTTCGCATCGCGTTCCGGCCGGTGCGGAGCGCCGCTTTGATGACGCGCCCGGCCGTGCCGTCCCAGGCGGCGAGGGCGTCGTGGACGCGCTGGATCGCGTCCGCGGGGATCTCGACGACGGGCATCGCGCTAGCGGGCATAACCGGCCCCCGTGATCTCCAGGCGTACCTGGCCTCGGCGCGCGCGCGCGCGGGCGATATCGTGCCAGAGGGCCGTCCCGCCGCGGCGGTCGGCGAACTGGACCTTGTACGTCCCCGCGTCGAACGCGGAGGCGGTGACGCCGAGGTCGGCGTCGTCGGTCAGGAGGACGACGAAACGCGGCGCGGTCCCGCCGTCGGTCTCGGGCTGGGCCTGGACGGGATCGCGGAGGACGACCGCGTCGCGCGTCACCTGGACGCCGTCGCCGTCCTCGAGGACGACCGGCTCGGCGAGGCCGTCGCCGGAGCGGGTGAGCGTGTCCATCATCGGCCCGAAGTCGTGGGGCATCAGCGGACCCTCCCGCGCGCGACGGGGAACGCGAGGATGTCGGGCGCGTCGCCCGGGGCGAACCGGCGGCGGACCTCGCGGAGGCGTTCGAGAGGGCCCCCGGTCGGGGCCGTGGTGTCGAGGGCGGAGCGTACCCTCTCCCGACCGGGGGCCTGGTTGTGCCGCTGTTCGGGGCCGCGGGTCATGTCGCGCTCCTCAGCAGTTCGAGAACGCGCAGGTTCGCCGCGATGGCGGTGGCAACAGCCTCGCGCGCGCCGGCGGCGGCGAGCAGCGGGGCCGGGGCCTTGGGCGGCGACGCTGGCGCCGGGGACGGCGCGCGTTCGGCCGGGGCCGGTTCGGGACGCAGAATCTCGTCGGCGACCGAGTGCGCGACGATCGGGCGGCCGAGCAGCTCGCCCATCGCGGCGAGAAACTGCCTCTCGTGGAGCGCTTGGACATCGCGGGCGGCGTCGAGGGCGCGCGCGGAACACTCGCGGTAGTTCCCCAGGATCGTCTCGACGAGCTCGGCGGCGGCCTCGATGTCCTCGGGGTCGTCCACCTGCCACGGGCAGAACGGGATCGCGCGCGAGGTGACGCAGGGGATGCCCTGGGCCATGTGCTCCATGACGACGTAGTTGAACGATTCCGTCATCGAGAGCTGGAGGCCGACGTGGATCGTCTCGCGCATCCAGTCGAGGTAAGCGCCCCGCTCCCGGTAGGCCTCGGCGGCGAGCGGCGCGCCGAGCGTGGCGGCCAGGTCGCGGAGGTTCTCGGGGTAGATCGGCATATCGTGACGCTGGAGCTGCATGTGCAGAGAGCACGGGCGGCGACTGTTCAGAAGTCCGGCGAGGAGCACGTGGCTCGCCGGGCTCTTGAGCAGGCGCAGGGCGAACATCGCGGAGAGGTGGAGCACGTCGCCGGCGGCGGGGCCGTCGAGCGGCTCGGTCGCGATCGCGCCGGTGTAGACGTTCGGGATGGCGAGGACGGGGCGCGGCGCGCCGGCGAGGGTCCACCGCCGGGCCTCGTCCGCGTTGACGACGCTGTACCGGAGGTTGCGCCACTTCTCGCAGAGCTGGAGCATCCGGCAGCACGAACCGAACGCCCCGATCTCCGAAAACAGGAACGGCGCGTTCGAGTGAATCCGCTGAACCCACGTGACCTTCGGGTGGGCGGCGACGAGCTTGCGCAGTTTGGCGACGGGGACGCAGACGGCGGAGATGATGACGCAGCGCGGTTTGTGGGCGGTGAGCCAGCCGCCCCAGTCGCCGACGATGTCCTGGAGCGAGACGGCCTCCGCGTCCACGCCGTGGCGCTGGAGGAGTTCGGCGCACTGAGCGGCGTTGCCGCGCAGGGCGGTGTCAATCTGACGAGGCGTGTTGTAGCAGATCGCGAGTTCCACGGCCGGCTCCAGGCAGAGGGTTGGGCGCGGGCGACGCTGGGGCGTGCGCCGCCCGCACCCGGGGAGCGAACTAGAACAGCAGACGCACCGTCGCCTCGGAACCGGAGCAGTCGCCGTTGCCGACGCCGGTCGCCTTGAGACGGAGGTAGCGCTTCGCGGCGACGGGCAGGCGGCCCTGCCAGTTCGCGGCGACCGCGCCGCCGACGCTCGCGGCGCCGGTCTGCGTGATGATGTCGTGATGGACGACGTTGTACGTCGTGTCGTCGTCGGACTCCTCGAGGTCGTAGATCATCGTCGCGGCGGCGGGCAGTTCGGTCCCGTCGAGGACGGGGGCGTCCACCTCGACCTCGCAGTCGGCGACGAAATCCTCGTGCGTGTCCCCGCTGACCTCCAGCGCGTCGGACTCCTCGTGAGTCGCGGTCGCCGGGAGATCGAGGGTTTTCTTGAGCAGGGCGTCCTTCACTTCGTATCCCATCGGTGTGCCTCCAGAGTTCAGGGTTCAGGGTTCAGGAACGGCTTGCGCCGGGGGGCTCGCCGCGGCGAGCCCCCAGTCCGCTGACGCGGGCTACGACGCGGTCTCGGTGTCGGTCAGGGCGTCGGTTGCGACGATGGGCACGCCGAACGCATCGGTCGGCGTCGGGGCCGGCGCGCCGGTCGCGTTCGTGGCGGTCCGGCTCTTCCGGAGCTGCTCGAGCGAGCGGCGGGTCATCAGAAGGTAGTCCGGCCGACGTCCGGTCGGGAAGTCGCTCAGCAACTCGGCGAGCATGTCGTCGTCGAGCGTCTTGCCGGCCGCGGAGGCGTCCACGTTCCTGATCCGCCCGACAGAGTACTTGCTGCCGACCTGGAGGCCGATCCAACCCTGGATGGGCTGGACGTAGGCCATGTAGACCTTCGAGTCCGTGTCGGATTTCTGCTGGACGAGGATGTCGCCGTCCTCGATCCGGCCGCCGTTGCCGAGGACGAACGCCGTGTCCTTCGGGCCGAACTTCACGGCGTAGACCGAGGATGTCGTCGCGCCCGTGCCGGCGGCGTCCACGACCATCGCCGCGTCCACGTAATCCACGAGGCCCTGGAATCCGTTGGCCGCGCCGGAGACGCCGCTCGCCGTTCCGTAGTAGAACTGCTGGCAGACGCTCTTGATCGCGGCCTCCATGTGGTCATTCGCCATCAGGGTGCAGAACGGCCCGGCCCCATCCTCGGCGGCGTCGGCGACGGCCTTGTCGGCGTCCCACGAGGCGTCCAGGATGAAGCACTCGACGAGGCGGTTGATGTACACGCCCTTCTTGACCTCGATGCCCTCGTTGGCGGCGCGGAAACCGGCGGCGGGCAGGTCGGTCCGCACGAGGGTCCGGTAGTTGATGCCACTGACGGGGCGGGCGAACCCGATCCCGAACTCGGGCCAGGCGAGGGTCGCCTCGTCAATGAGGCCGGCGACCTCATCGGTGTTGTGCGTTTTGACCACGTCGAGCATGGTCGGTCTGTCATGCGCCATCGGTAGGGTCTCCAGATTTCAGGGGTCGGGATGCGGGATTCAGAGTTCAGGGTTCGGCGGACGCTAGCTCTTCTTGGCGGCGGCGAGCTTCGCCTCGATGCCGGCGCAGGCCTTGTCGAGAGACGCGCCGTAGGACGCCTGCCCCTTGCGGGGGCCCTCCGTCCGGACGGTCCGGGCGGGGGTGGACTCGCCGTCGGCGCTCGCCTGCGCGATCAGGGCGTCGCGGGCGGAGAGCTGCTGCTTGAGCTCGGCGATGTGCGAGAGGAGCGCCTGCTCGGCGGTGAGGCCCGCGCCGACGGCGGCGACGGCCTTGTCGTAGCCGATGACGCCGGCGAGGCTCACGACGTCGGCGGCGTGGGCTTGGACGCGCCGCGCCTTGGCCGTGTCGTCGTCCTTCTTCTTCTCGGGGTCGTCCTCGGGGTCGTCCTCGGCGTCCGGCTTCTTTTCCGGATCGTCCTCGGGGTCGCCCTCGGCGGTCTCGTCCTCGGGCTTCTTGTCGTCGTCCGGGGGCGTCTCGGAGGCGGGAGTCTCCTCCTCCTCGTCCTCGGGCTTTTTGGGATCCGCCGCGTCGGGGGCCGTGGCCGTGGCCGATGCGGAGGCGCGCTTTTTCCTGAACAGCGCCATCGTGGAGCCTCCTTCGGGTGTCGCGGCCTGGCTCATCCGGGCAGGCGTTCCGGTAGACGACTCGGCGACGCGCGCGAGCGCGGCGCCGGAGTTCTCGACGTGGTCAATGAGGCCGGCGGCGAGGGCCTCGGCCCCGAGGTAGCAACGGCCGTCGGCCAGGGCGCGGACGGCGGCCTCGTCCATCCCGCGGCCGGTGGCGACGGCGGCGATGAACAGGTCGGCGAGGCCGTTGACCTCGGCGAGGATCGCTTCGAGCTGCTCGTCGGGGATCGCCGCGCCGGAGACGCCGACGCCCTTGTTCGCGCCGCTGGCGAGGACGTGGACCGTGATCCCGTGCTCGGCGTAGGCCTCGCTCCAGTCCTCGAGGACGGCGTAGACGCCGACGGAGCCGATGCGCGCGGTGCGGTTCGCGGAGATCGTCGAGGCCTGCGAGGCGATCCAGTAGGCGGCGGACGCGCCGAGGTCGCTGATGTGCGCGTGGACGGGCTTGACCTGACGGGCCTCGGCGATCGCGTCGGCGAGCTCCTGCGTTCCGGCGACCTCGCCGCCGGGCGAATCCACGAGGAGCAGGATGGCGCGCGCGCGCGCGTCGGCGGCGGCCTCCTCGACGGCCTGCCGGAGGGCGACCGTGCTCGTCACCTCGGGCAGGAGGATGCCGGCGCACCAAGGGATCTGCTTGGCGAGGACGCCGACGGCCTCGATGACGGCGACGCCGTCCCTCAGGTAGTAGCCCTCGGTCGCCTCGGCGGCGTCGGCGTCGGCCCAGTCGGCGTCGTCGCTCGCGCGCAGTCGCGCGGCGGCGAGGGCCCCGAGGTCGGCGCCGGCGACCATGTCAACGGCGGCGAGCATCGCGTCGCGCTCCATCGCGTAGCGGCGGGCGAGGACGGCGCGCATCAGGGCGGATCGTTCGGGCGTCACTCGTCGTCCCTCCGGATGGGAACCTGCTGGAGCGTGACCGGCGCGGCGCTCCAGTCGAGGGCGACGCCGCGTTCGCGGGCGTATTGCTCGACCTTCGCGCGGTCGTCGATGTTCTGGAACACGTCGCCGCCGTGCTCCTTGCAGTGGCGGACGGGGGAGATGATGCCGGCGCGGATGCCCGTGACGGCGGCCTCGACCTCGTCCTTCTCGTTGAACCAGGGCGTGGCCTCGGGGACCCAGTCCCAGGCCACGTCCTCGAGGGTCCAGCCGGTCGGCAGATCGAGCTCGCCGGAGATGACGGCGAGGGTGATCTGCCAGAGGGTCCACTCGTCGAGAAGCTCCTCGTTCGCCTCGCGCTTCTCGGCGCAGCTTTTGTCGTACTCGATCCGCGCGGTGCGGTGGATCGAGAAGGAGCCGGACTTCTCGTCGAAGAAGATGTAGGGGAGGTCGAGCGCGCAGAGCGCGAGGTGGATCATCAGCTCGGAGTAGTCGCGGAACTGCTGAGGCGGCGTCGAGGACTCGATGGTCTTGATGTCCTCGTCGGTCGCGAGTTCGATGATCGAGGCGGCGCCGGGCCGGACGAAGTTGTCCTTGATGTCGTTGACGGTCGTCGTCTCGTCGTCGTCCTCGGCCTCGGCCGACCCCTCGGTCTCGACGGTGGAGGAGATCGGCAGTCCGCCGATGAGGTTGGTGGACTGGGGCGACTTCTTCATGATCGCCAGGCCGAACAGCGCGTGCATCTTCGCTTTGACGAGGTTGAGGTCGAACGCTTCGTAGAGGTCTTGATTCGTGTTCAGGGCGGCGGAGAGCGGGGAGACGCCGCGGACCTGATCGGCGCGGTTGCGGTAGGCGCGTTCGAGGACGTTCGCGGCGCGCGGGCGGATGCCGGGGACGCGGCGCGAGCCGTCGCGGTGACAGATCGAGTAGCGGAGCGGGCGGCCGGTCGCGTCCACCTGGACGCCGTGAACCCAGCCGGGCGCGTCCTGGCGCGCGGAGTGGTTCTCGGGATCGTAGACGAGGTCGGACTCGATGAGCTGGACGACGCCGGCCTTCAACTTGAGCCAGAAGTGGTCGCCGTCGAGGACGGCCATCCGCTCGGTGAGGGTGAGGGCGGCCTGGCGCGAGTAGCGGCCGGCGACGTCGAAACGCGAGCGATGCGAGCGGCGCTCGATGAACGCCTCGACGCGCGTCTTCCAGCCGAGGGCCTCCTCGCGGGAGGCGAACCGGCGCTCGTCGGCCTCGGCCTGGAACCGGAACCGCGAGACGTACGAGGTGTGCTTGCGGACCATCCAGCCGGCGAGGGCGAAGTTTCTGAGTTGATCGTGGCTCGTCGCGAGGAGCTTGCGGCGCTCGCTCGGGGTGAGGTGGCCGTCCTCGGAGTAGATGATGCTCCTCGGCGGCGTGCGCTTCTTCTTGTCCTGGACGGCGTCGTAGGCCATCAGAACAACTCCCGCATGTCGCAGGACGCGACGCGGCCGCCGGGGATGGCCTCGTCGGCGGCGATCTCGGTGAGGAGGGCGGCGCGGAACTCGCGGAGGCTCGCCAGCTCGGCGCGCTGGAGGCGGATGTCGCCGACGCCCTCGGACTGGGCCTTGAGCGTCTCGACGATGCAGCTCTCGACGGCGGCGAGGAGGTCCGTCGCGGCGACGCTCCCGGAGACGATGACCAGGGACGTGCCGGAGAGGTCCGTGGCGGAGGTCCGCGAGACCACGATCTGGAGGGAGGTGTCGTCCGCTTTGACGATCTTCGTCTCGCCGTTCGCGATGGCGACGGCCGCGCCGGCATCGTCGGCCCCGGGCGCCTGCCAGGTGATCGTGTCCGCCGTTGCGGCGGCGAGCCGCCCGACCCCGGCGTCATGCCCGGAGAGGACGGCCTCGACGGTCAACCCGCTGATCGCGTTGCGGATCTCGAACTTCATCTCGTATCCCAAAACGAACGCGCGCCGCGGGAGGGGCTGCACCCCCTGCCAAGGCGCGCGCGTAGTCGTTTGCGGGGTTTTCGGGTCCCGCTCCCTGCGTCAGTTGTAAGTTTACCCCACGGGTGCGACGTGTCAATAGCCTAGATTTACAGCCCATGTAACTTTTCCTGCCAAAGTTACAGCCCATGTAACTTTTATTCTCAAATCGGACACCTCACGACGAACCGGCGACCGCAGGCTTCGCAGAGGGAGCGCTGGAGGCGGAAGCCGGTGTGGAGCGTGCCGTCCGGGAGGCGCAGGGTCCGGCGCGGGAACGCGGGGGAACTGAGGACCCGGCGCTCGAAGCTCCCGCACTTTGGGCAGGCGGCGGGGATAGCGTCGACGACGGGGTTTGTCTGGTACTCGCGTTTGGGCTCCGGCTCGGGCTCGGGCTCCGGCTCGGGTTCGGGCTCCGGGGGCGGGGTCTCGGGTTCGTCGTCGCGCGCGCGCGCGTCGGGTTCGGGGTCGGGCTCGGCGACGTGGGAGGTCGCGGCGCTGAGGAGGTCGGGGGTTTCGGGGGCGGGCTGACGGTTGCGTTTCGGTGGCATCGTTTCGCGCTCCAGGGTTAGGGGTGGGGAAACGCCGGGCGACGCATGCGTCGCCCCTACGTCCAGCCGTATTCGGCGCAGAGGGTTGCGACATCGGCCCAGCGGGCCGCGATCTCGGGGTCGAGGCGGGGGGTCAGGCGGGGATAGCGGTCCGTGCCGAGGTTGAGCGGGTTGTCGCCGACGGGCCACTCGGCGCCGGGCCACTGGGCCATCGGGCCGATGGTGACGTGGTCGGGATGGAGCTGGGCGCAATCGTGCATCGTGACGAGGTTCGCGAGGAGGGCGTCCATCGCCTCGGGGGTCTCGCCGATGCCCTGGCGGAGGCTGAACCGGTAGCGGACGCCGAGGTATTCGAGCTGGGCCATCGCGTCGAACGCCTCGCCGACGGTGTGTCCCTTGCCGAGTTCGGCGAGGGTGAGGTTCTCCAGGAACTCGACGCCGAGGGTGAGGCGGCGCAGGCCGGCGGCGTGGGCGAGGAGGATGTCTCGGCCGGCGAGGTTGCGGATGTTCGCGTCGGCGTTCCAGGTGAGGCCGTCGGGGAGGCGGTTGCAGAAGTCCTCCAGCCAGCGCGGCTTGCCGGTGATCTCGTTGCCGAGCAGGAAACACGACTCGCCGGTGGGGTCGTCGAGGACGCGGGGGATCAGCTCGACGAGGCGGTTGATGTCGAGCGCGCAGAGCCTGGCGTTACGGGAGGTGTAGGCGTGGGCCCAGACGCAGAACGAGCAGCGCCAGGGGCAGCCGCTGGCGTACTGGTAGAGGACGCGGGAGTGGCGCGCCGGGTCGAGCAGGTGGACGGGGAGCGGGGTGTCGCGCGTCTCGCGGAACACCAGGTTCGCGGGGTAGACGGTTGCGTGGGGGAACCGCGCCTGGACGACGGGGGCCGAGGACGATGGGTTGGCGACGAGGATATCGGCCTCGCGGGCGAGGGGCTCCAGCGCGTCGCCGAAGATCCACGAGAACACCATCGCGGTCGCGCTCCCCGGCTCGGGCGGCCGGTCGGCGTAGACGAGGCGGACCCGCTCGCCGGTGCGCGCGAGGAACGCGGCGAGGTTGAGCGCGAGGCCGGGGGTGTTGGCGCCGGACCGGCTCCAGCAGCACTCCTCCTCCATCCGGGGGCGGCCCTGCTCGGTGAGGGGGATCAGGACGGTGTACATGTCAGTCTCCAGGGGTGAGGTTCAGCGATTCGGGCGGGGTCCAGTTCCAGATGCCCTGACGCCCGCGCGCGGGGATGGGCGGGTCGAGCGGTTGAACGCCCCCCAGTCGCAGGCCCCAGAGGTCGCGCGTGAGGCCGATGACCGCGATATCATCGAGATCGGTGAGCCGGTAGTGGGCCCTCGCGACGGTCAGGGCGACGATGCATCCGCGGGGCCAGGCGGTGGAGTCTCGGAGCATCGAGTACGGGTAGGGCAACCCGATGCCGTGGATACTGCATCGTCGGAGGATGACGCCGGCGGCCTCCGGGTCGAACCGCAGCGCGGCGTGGATCGCGAAACGCTCCCCGACGAGTGACTGGAGACGGGGATGCGTCCGCGTCTCGATGAATTTGCGCCCGCAGGCGATGAGACCTGCCCAGGGCTGACGGATCGTGATCGCCTTCACGTGGAGCGCTCCTTTCGCGCTCGCTGGGCGCGTCCCCAGCGGATGTAGCCGTAGAGGGCGAGATGCCAGTAGACGGCCATCAAGGCGGCCTGGGGCCAGGCCCCGAGGGCGAGGTCGTAGACGACCCAGGCGGCGTTCGTGACCATCCAGCAGAGGAACCCCCACCGGCGCTGGTGGACGTTCGCGACCGTGCCGACGAGCGACAGCACGGCGACGAACGCCATCGCGGTGTGGACGGCGGGGCTCACGGGTGGGCCTCCTCGACGTGGACGGAGACGGCGCGGGTCTTGCGGGCGGGGCGGGGCGACGACGGCGAGCCCCAGGCGAGGATGATGGCGACGGAGAGCAGCAGCGCCCCCAGCGCGATCGCGGTCGCGCAGACCCAGGCGGACGCCGTCACGTCCGCCGGCGCGCGGCCCTGGCCACCTCCGACCAGGGGCAGATCATTCAGGTCTCTCGATAGCATCGGTCTATCTCCACTGGACGTTCTCTCGTGAATCGCGAGGTTCCGGACAGCCACCCGACGAGCGACCCGGACCGCCTGGGATCCTCGACGCCCGGCGGCCTCGGGTGGCGCTCGGCGAACTGCGGCATCCACGCGCTGAAACACTCGACCAACGGCAGCATCCCGCACGGCGCGGCCCGCATGATGCTGAGGGCGAGATCGCGCCGGTACGTCCGAAACGTGATCGCGATCTGTCGCAGCCGGGTCACGACGTAGCACCACCATCCCCCGTAGATCATGCCGGGCACGTAGAACACCCACACGTAGGCCGGCACGGTCCGACGCTCGGCCGGGGCCGTCCGCTCCGCGAGGATGCGCGCCTGGCGCGCGCGGCGCTTCGCGTGAACGTCGGCCCACGTGACCCGACGCGAGGTGATGGGCCGCACCCTGGAGCCGAAGCTTCCCCTCTCGACGTAGGCCACGTCGCGGGGCCAGTCCCACCCCATGCGCTCGGCGAACGACCGCATGATGATGCTGCACATCAGTCGCCAGCCTCCTCGTTCGGGGTTTCGGGGTCGGGGGTGAGGGTGGGCGCGTCCTCGGGGGGGAGGTCTGGAGCGGCGGTCTTCGGGGTTCCGTCCTCGTTGAGCTTGGCCCAACTCTTCGGCTCGGGGAGGGCTTCGGCGGCCTGGGCTCGGAGGGCGCGGAGGTCGAGGCCGAGCACGTCGGCGATTCGGTGGGCCTCGGTGAGCAGGTCGTCGGAGACCCTGCCGCTCCAGCGGAGGCGGCGGGCGAGGACGGCGCGGACGGACTCCCAGAGCTGGTCCAGTGCGGCGTCGTAGCCGGTGGCGAGTTGCTCGCGCGGGAACATTCGGGTCCAGTCGTGAAACAGGCTCCAGGGGTCTACCTCCGCCACGCAACCGCTGTCGGCGGTGCGGTGATCCGGCCAGCGGTTGCCCCAATCCCCGAACGGCCCGGGCGCGTCGTTTCGGTGGTTCGTGCCGAACGCGGCGGCGAGGGCGGCGAGATCCTCGTAGGCGGACAGCGCCGTCGGGAGGTCGGCGAACGCGAGGCGCTTGACCTGCTCCGTCAGCGCGGCGATGGCGTGAGCCCACCGTTTGCAGTCGAGGGCGACTCGGCGTTCGGCGAGGGGTTTGGGGGCGGGTTTGCCGTCGGGGGTGGAGGCGGACGACGCGCCCGCGGAGGTGTGCGGGGTGATCCAGATGCGCTTGCCGGCGCGGGGGCCGTCCACGAGCAGGGCTCGGACGGCGCCGGGGCGCTGGGGCTTGGCGGTGGCGTAGCTGTCGGAGGAGAGGACGGGACAGCCGTGCTCCTCGCGCCAGGCGTCCGCCTGCTCGCGATTCGGCCAGCGCTGCTCGGAGATCAGGGGCAGGTCGGGTGTCTCGGCGCGGTAGCGGTTGCGCTGGGTGGCGACGTAGAGTTCGAGGCGTTGGGCCCAGCACTCCGGGTCGGTGCAGCAGACGGTTTTGGCGCTGTCCTCGTCGGGATCGTGGTGGAGAAGGGCCTCGCCGAGGGCGTCGGTGCGGCGGTCGCAGGTCAGACACCGGCACTGGCCGGCCCAGTCGCTGGCCTTCATCGGCCAGGGCGCGGACCGGAGGCGGTGGTAGAGCTCGGAGTCAATCCACTCCTGGAGGCGGCGGGTCGAGAGGCTGTACCGAAACCGGCCGTGCTCGTCGTAGGCGCGCGCTTGGTTCTCGGCACTGAGGCGGGCGATGATCTCCATGTGCCGCGTCGTCCAGACCGGGTTGCCCTCCTCGTCGAGGGCCTCGGCCCAGGCCTCGCGCCAGTCGTCGGAGAGGGCGCGGAGGCGGGCTCGGGTGACGACCCAGCGCTCGGGGCGGCCGAGGCGTTCGGCGACGGCGGCGGCGGAGCCGTGGCGGGCGATCAGCTCGATGACGGTCTCGGCCTC